TACCTCTAGCAGATTGTAGCAAGAAGTGCTTTAACAAGTCTATTCGTGCAGGATCATTATAATCCTTTACAGCCTGTAATGCAACATCTGCGGACATAGCCTCGACGCGGAGCTTTGAATCCAGTACGTCCCCTAGGCTGACCATAGGCACGACGGGTGCCATAGCCAGCATCCATAGCCAGAACTCTTCTATGTCCTCGCGGTGTTTGGCTTTCTCCTCCTTATCTATAGCCATGTCACCGTCGATCTTCCGAGTAGAAGATGTGGGTGCCTATCTTGCCGAGACGTGTCATCTTATTACTACGTGACCACGGTGGGCTGACGTAATCGGCATGGTAGTGGGTAGCCCCGACGTTTTCCCAGGGGTTCTCCCAAGCCTCACGTACAGAGAGCTGTGCTGTGGCCCATGCCTGTGCATCTCTAGGGTTTTCATCCTTACCGTCCCAGTAAAAACTGAACGCGTCTTTCTGCTTGACTACAGCGCAGGCATCGTCCGGCCATGCACTGTGGTTGACGCGGTTCTCTATGACGTGAACCACCTGACGTTGGCCTTCCGGTGATTCCCCCCGCGCTTCGTAATACACAGCGAGAGCTATACACATGAATGGTATCTCAAACATCTCCGTGGTCCTCCACTTCACCAGACCCATAGCAGTCGGGGCAGTCGCTCAAATCCTCGCGGATATAGCCGCCATGGTTCCAATCGGCTACGGCGATTTCGATCACAACCCGGCCTTCTCCTAAGCACTCTTGACAAACAGCCATTACAAATCCCTCCCAGTAACGTGTACAGTTTTGCCGCAATCGGGCTTGGCGTTGCGGTTATCAAGGATGCACCACAGCAATGGTATCGACCACGTACCCCAGCCCCGGTACAGATCGCCGTCTGTTAGAACAATCGTAGCCTGAGCATTGATATTGTTCTCCGCGATGTACGCCGGAACGCACTCTACATCGGTGCCACCACCGCCAGCGGGCTTAGTGCTGCTCGGTAACTTGTCCAGTTCGTGCACCTCATACACTTCCTCTGCGCACACCGTTGTGTCCCAGTACAGCACGCGCACACGTTCGGGCTTGGCCATGTCGCATATACCTCTGACCTCCGACAGGAACCGCGTGAGCTCGTGCGTACCGATAGACCCAGACGTATCAATGGCAACTACAAGTTCGCCGACCTGCTCGGTGATACCGCTAGGCATGTACTGACCTGTTGCGATGTACCGACGGTTGGGGCGACGCCATGTAGAGTAGTCACTGCCCGTGCATGTCGACGTGATGAACTCGCGCAACACCTCACGCCAATCAACCTGCGGCTTGAGTAGTTCTTCAATGCTGCGGTCCTCACCTGAGCCCATCTTACCAGCGATCAACGCGCCCTGTCGCACAGCCTCGTCGATGTCACGGGCCAGCTCGCGCTTCTCATCATCGGTGAGCTCTTGCGCGCCGTCCCAATCATGGTCATCAAATCCCACTGCTGTATTGTTATTACCCGTTGTTTGAGAATCGTCACGTTGATCCTCACTCTGTAACAAGTCATGGAATACTGCAGCGCTGTCCATGTCCCGATACTTGGGGTCGAGTAGGCCTCCCTCCGGCATGGTTGCCCAGCCGGTAGGGTTATCGTCCGTTATCTTGCAGTTGATGACGTAATCACACGCCCGGTTGGCAAGGTCCGCGTCCTGCTCATACAGGTGTCGCCACGTAGTCAAGTGCCGGTACAGTTTGTGGTACACCTCATGTAGTACGAGGAACCGTAGCTCGGCATCGCTGAGCTTCTCGACGAACGCACGCCCGTACATCTCGTCACGCCCGTTAGTACATGCGGTGGGGATGTCGTCACGTACTGTGCGATCCCCGATCATCAGTACACCTGCGAGGGCTACGTACTTGTCGTTGGCCATGATGTCGACAACGGCTTTCCCAAGCCGCTGCTCAACAGTGAGTTCTCTACCTATTGCTAGCATGTCAGTGCTCCCTATTTCTTATCTGCTGCGAACATGTAGTTGTGGGCCATGGCCCAGTCCGTGAACTTGCGGTTGGTCATAACCACAGACTGCTTGCTGTACTTTGGCGCACGCACGCCGTTGGCGAACATGCCCTGTGCCTCGGGGTCGAGGCGCACAAGGTAAGTCATCCACGCGTCCACCCAATCACGCTCCATCGTAGCGAGCGCTCGATACACCACCATACAGATGGCTGCGGCGGAGCTCGGTACCATGGCCGTATCCGGCGTCTGCTTGATGCTGTCGAGGCTCGGCAGCTGATCTGCCAACTTGACGAACGCCATCAGGTCCATCGCACCGCGTGCGCCGATAGTACCCATCAACAAACCTGTCAGCGTTTGGTCGTCGATGTGCTCCCGCTGCTTGAGCCAATCGGACGCTGCTTCCATCGACCGGGGTGTGACAAATGCTGCTCGCTGATCTTGGGGGTGATAGATGTACGGGTTTTCTTCTGGGTTCCGTACGTCCTCAAAGCTCGCAAAGAGCTGCGGGTTATCTTTCGCCCAGCCAAGTAAACTGTGGTCGATCCCATTGTTGATACCCCATTCAATCCATTCGATGTTGCTCGGCTTGCGAGCGTTGATGACAGTCATACGATTCCGTGCGTGTGGCGGTAGCAGATCACCCACGCCCTCGGCTCCAAGGTTGGTGGTAGCAAACACTAACGAGTCAGGGTGTAGTGTATAGCTACCGATCTTGCGCTCCAGCATAAGGCGGAGCAGCGCGTTCTTCACGGCAGGGTTTGCCTTGCCATACTCGTCGATCATCAGGACAATCGGCTTGCCCAGGTGCACACCGAGCTCCTCGTTCGTCACATACGTGACGTATCCGGCGTCGTCGATGGTGGCCAGCTTGGGGATGGTAATGTCCCCCAGGTCTTTGGTCGTGCAATCGAAGTAGCACGCCGTATGTTTCGGCAGCTCACGCGCAAGGACCCTGAGCAGGCTGCTCTTGCCCGTACCCATGTGGCCCTGCACCAATACGGTGCGCTTGTTGCCGCCGACCTTGATCGCCGTGGCGATCTGATCCAGGCCCAGTGCATACATCTGTGTTGCGGTTGTCATAACGTGTTCTCCTTGGTGTGAGGCTTAGCCCCGGTTCTCGTTGTTCTCGTTGCGGTAGGTGACGCCCTCGTCGAGGGTGCCCCAGTCAATCACATCAACGGCGTGGCCGTTGTCGACATCGCACCCGATGCGGTACGCCTGATCGACCTTGATGTTGCGCCGATACATATCGGCAAGCTGGCTCTCTGTGAGTGGGCAGGACGTGAAGCCCATCTTGGCAAACTCACGCTGTACTGTTGCGATGTACCATTTCATAACGTGTTCTCCTGTGGTTATTAACAAATTGAACCCATTTGTTAGGGAGCTCCCTAACTCCCTACAGGTCCAGGCTTGGAAGGGTTGCGATGGTGTCGTCGATCTGCTGCTTGACATCCCGGCGGAACGTGTCGTCCTCCCGTAGTGCTTCCGGTGTGACACCGCGCATGGTCATATCCAACGTGCGTGCCATCGCTGCCATCTGTACGTCATCGGTGACGTTGCAAACGTTGAGCAGGTCAATGAGCCCGACGACATTCTCCACGAGGCTGTCGCGGAAAATCTTCTTCTTGTCGGTGGCAGTGTAGTCGAGCCGCTCGGACATGGCGGACAGAGCTTTGTAGGTGCGCTGCCACACATCGTTCATGGCGGAGTTCAGCTGCCGGGAGTAGTACTCCTGATAATGTGTCTTGACCTGCGCCATGGCGTCGTTGCCGATGTCGACCCGGAAGTCACCCGCGTCTGGCAGCGGGATGTAGTTGAGCCGGAAGGCGAACTTGCCCTCCAACGCCTCACGTGTTGGGTACTCGTCACGGTCAAACAGATCACCCAGTGACGTCTGAGCGACGCTGATCTCCCAGTCATACGCGTTGAGGAACTCGTCGACGCGCGCTTGCCACTCTTGGCGCATCGAGTCCATCTGCTGATGGTACTTGAAGTACTGCGCCGTCGGTACGAGCCGCATCCCAGTGTCGCTCCACGGCATAGTCATCGACGCGTGGAGATTGCGGATAGAAGCGGTGAGTTTCTGCACCGTGACCAATTCGGCGCAGTCGCCGAGCAGTTTCTTGTTGACGCTAGCCACGCCCGTTGCGGCGTAGTTCTGCCGGGTGACATCTTCCGACGCCTTCTTGTCCTTTTTACGGCCCGTCCATACGCTGATGGACAACTCAACCAGCATCGCGCTTGATGCAATGCTCGGCACGGATGGTGCCGGTGCCGGTTCGCTTGGGTTGTTAGGGAGCTCCCTAACTTCTGCTTCCGTTGTCGTCACTTCGTTGGCCGCAGCCCCTACGTACATTGTCATAACCTATTCTCCTGTGTTCGCTGATAGGTGATCTATCAACTGTCAATATAGTACCATACGTGTCTACACATGTCAATGTATGTGAACAAATATCTTTTTATAAAGTTTTATCGTGTTTCATAGCGTACAGTGTGAGCAAATTTCGACGCATGGAAGTAAAATGCAAAAACGTGTAATGTGCTGAAATGTTCTCTTGGTGGGGGTCTGCAAGTGCTTGATAAATCTGCAATGTTCAAATGTGTCAGTTTTTTGTAAAACAGTCGCTTGAGCACGATAAGTTAGGGAGCTCCCTAACAACTAGGAACAAAGCCCCCAAAGAGAGGGGTATTTTGGAAGGACATACCGCCTTAAACAGAGAAACGGAACAATAGGGTACTTATAATAAATTATAATAAAATGTAACGAATTGGTAGGCAAAAAACAGAGCTTCCTGCAACTCCTGCATACGAAAAGACACCGGAGGACATAAAAGTGAATGTAGCAACGGGTTTACTACATTAGGGGTTTTTTTGCTACATTACATTTTCACAATCCAACATAATCGTTGCGTATCAAACACTTAACAAGGAACATTGTTTTTGCCCCCAAAAAGAACATTACCACACCAAAAGAAAATAACACGTGATGTCTGGGCTCGGGGCCGCTCGGTGTAACTGGTATCAAAAAGAAGTTAGGGAGCTCCCTAACAAGTCCTCGTGCAGAGCACCGCGAGCACCGAAACGGTGCGGAACGGTGAGTGACGCGGTGGTACACCCGATAACAAATCCTAGTGTGTTATATGGTGGGGGACTTTCCGCCGGGGCTCGAGGCCGCTCGGTGTAACTGGTATCAAAGAGATGTTAGGGAGCTCCCTAACAAATCCTAGTGTGTTATATGGTGGGGGACTTTCCGCCGGGGCTCGAGGCCGCTCGGTGTAACTGGTATCAAGACACAAAAAAAGGGCGAGACCCGAAGGCCTCGCCCGATAGCTAGATACGTGTGACGCCGCGCTGTCGCGGCATTTCTCTCTTGCGACGCGCACGCTTGCGCGCGCGGTTTAGGTTTCGGTCCCATTTGGATGGCGAAGCGGCCAGCCCTCTAACGATTAACGCGACGCCGAACCCGGCGAGAACGCCAGCCAGGAAGATCACGGTAGCGAATAGAACTATTGACATATCTTTCCCCTTGTGAGGGCGAGACCCGAAGGTCTCGCCCGGTTGATTACTTGATGAGTTTAAGCGTGGCCTGTAGATTGGATATGACCGCCTCGCAATCGAAGTCCGCCGCCTCGCTTTTCTGCACACGCTTGATGCAGGCCGAAAGCCGTTCCAGTAGGAACGTTGCATCATCCGTCCGCGCGTTAGCGCCCGATGCGGCCTTGGGGTTGACGCGGCGATTGAACGCCGCCTTAAAGTCGCCGACCTTGCTGCCTATTTGTTGCTGCCAGTATTTGCGATCCGCCTTGGCCTTGGCGTTTAGCGCTTTGACCGGCGTCGTCAGTAGGTTTTGCGCACGCTTGGGGAACGCGTTGACGATCGCGGCCTTCAGCGCGGCGCGGAACCCGGACTCATCGCCAATGCCCTTGGCGGCAAAGTGTTCTAGCGTGATACCGTCGGCGATCATGGCGTCAATTGTAAGCGCCATGGCGGCCTTGGCGGCGTCGCCCTTGCGGATGGCGTTTGTAACGGTCTTGGTAAATGTGAACGTTGGCATAGTGTTGACCCTTTCGAGATCGTTGTATCGGCTGGCGTGATTGCCATTCGATGAACATACTATGACAAGTTTGGACGTGATTGGCAAGGGATAACAGCACAGATTGGCACTATTTTATACCATAGGGCATGAAATGTTAGGGACGTCCCTAACTGGTAAACGATATCTGGCGAGGGGTACCCCACCCCCATGGCCCCGTTGCTGTTCGGGACTCCGCAGCGCTACCTAGTAATACTAGTATGCGTAAATTTGCAGCGTTTTTTTGAGTTTTTACCACCACAAAGGGGGTACCCCCCTCTCACAGGAATACCCCCCACCCAAAATTTTAAGTACCTAGCCTAAAATTTTATTATCCGTAGTGTTGTTCACGTCTCCGGGCAATTTCTCTAGCCTCGGGGCTGTCGCCTTCCCAAGGTTTACGAGTAAGCTCTACGACGTCTGGACGAGCGGGCTTCTTTTTCGGCGTACCGACCGTGCCTAAATTGTTATTTTTTCTGCTTTTAGCGGGTTTAACTGCTGCGGCCATAGCGGCTACGCCGTCATTAAACCGCAGGTCACGGGCGGCGAGTAGTTCTTTAGCGTGCGCTAGGACGGCCAAAGCGTCTTTTTTTAGCGCTTCATCCTGCGACATACGCTCCACAGCCCAGGATGCAGTGGTGTGATCGTATAATCCTGCGAATAGTGCGGCTTGTTCTAGGGTAGCCCCATACATACGGGCGGCACACATTAGTGTCTGACGAGCCCGAACGTGTTTTCTTTGTCTGGACCTACTAAGAAAGTCGTCGATCCCGGTGATTGCTTCCGTAGCCTGCAGAAGCGCTAGGTGTTTTGGGGTCCCGGTGTCTATTGCCCGGATACGCATCATACGCGTAGCGAAACTATCAGGCATTATCTACCCCCTTTCATCGCTGCGATCTCGGCATCCTTCGCCTCATTCTCCGCCCGCTGTGCGACTACGCTGGCGCTGTGGATTTGTGGGATGATGAGCGAGGCGATGGCCCACGGCAGGACGGTCGATGCGTCTTGGAGTATCGTCGCTCCATTTACGCCATTGGTCTGGGCATTGCGCATAGTTATTTTCACATGACCTGGGCGATCATCGACTGGCTCCACCTCGACATTCATTGGACAAACTCCCTAATCATGGGGAACACAGGCTCAATGGCCAGAGCAGCCGTGCGGGCCAGATCGCGGTGCTCTTTCTGGGTCGATGGATCGGTGCGTAGCTCAATATAATGCAACCACGAACGTACCGATCCACTCATATAGAGCCGGGTGAACGTCAAGCCTTCTGGCAAGATGGCGCGTGCGACCTCCTTGGCCAAGCCTTTCTTTAGCGCCGCATCATAGGCATCAAAGGTCGATGCCATCAGGCTATCCTGAACATCGTTCCACCAACCGATCAGACCATCGTCGTCTGTCTCAAGGCTGTTCTGGCGGTTAACGTGGTCCTGAAGCCGTGCCTCGCGCCGGTCTCCGTTGGTTTCGGTGGCGCTGTAGCGCTGTGAAAATTCTTGAAACGCGAAACTTCTGTGCCTGCACACTTGGCGTGAGATATCACGCGTGGTGTCGAGTTTTAGTGTCAGGTGCGCCATCTCGAACGGCGACCAGTGTTTGTGCCGGATGAGGTAGTTGATGAGGCCCTGGTTGTTTAGGCCCGATATCTGGCTTGTCGGGTTACTTACCCGCGCGAAATACGCGATGTCGTCCACCAAGGTATCACCTGCTCGGGCACCCTGCCGTCGCGTATAGCTCTCTAACGTCACATGTTGCATTATTTGCTCTCCCTTTACACGAACTTTAACTTGGTACTGCGGAAGGGTCACGCTTTTTATTTCTTACGCCCCTACTTGCCCTCGTGTATCTTCAGTGTTATAGGGGGGCACGGTTAATATATGTAGCGCATACAACTGCTACTGATGGGCCTGCAAAACGTATGACTATTGCCGTAGAGCCAGAGGTTGGGGTGGCAGTGCCAGAGAGCGCTGACTACGATGATCTCAGCGAATACATTGACGCCGCAGCCAACACGGCTGCGGAGTTGGCTGAGCACGGCCTGGATGTTGAACCTTCCGCCGAAGATAAAGACATAGCAGCTATAGTTACTAGCGAATATGCTGCTGATCCCCTTGGTACCACCAAGAAAATTACTCTAAAACGTGCGGCGACCCTAACACCGGCGTCAATAATCGCTACGAACAGTATTTTGAAGGAGTTTGGGCACCTTGTTGCCGAAAATGCGGCACAAATTCGGCATATGGTCACGAATAAGCTCATTCTAGAGACGGATAACCCCGATCCTCGTGTCCGGGTCCGCGCGTTAGAGCTGTTAGGTAAGATTTCGGACGTTGGGTTATTCTCAGAGAAGTCAGAAGTGACTGTGACACACCAGTCTACGGATGATTTACGGGATAAACTGCGTTCTAAGCTAGCTAAACTCGTAAATCCTGCGGAAGACGACGCCGAACCCATCCTGATTGACGGTGAAGCGATTGATGTAAGCGCCGAGCTAGGCCCCGCTACAGAAGACGCGGTATGAATCAGGCTCTGGAGTTCACAGAACCCGAAATAGAGCACATGCTGGCTAATTTAGACGCTTTTTCTCCCGAAGAAGTGGCTGAACTAGACAATTTAGTGGATGAACTAGCCAACCGTAAACGTAACGAGACCGCGTACAACGATCTTATCGCCTTCTGTCAGCATATGCAGCCAGATTACATCGTCGGCAAGCACCATCGTATACTCGGTAACATGTTAATGGATATCGAGGGGGGCGATAAAGACCGTATTTGCGTTAATATCCCGCCCAGACACGGTAAATCTCAGCTCGTGTCTATCTATTTCCCCGCGTGGTTTCTTGGGCGCAACCCCGATAAGAAAGTTATGATGGTGTCGCACACCACCGATTTAGCTGTGGACTTTGGTAGGAAGGTACGAAACCTCATCAACTCAGACGCGTACCGGGACATATTCCCTACTGTACGCCTTGCATCTGATTCTAAGTCCGCTGGTAGGTGGAACACCAACTCCGGGGGTGAGTATTATGCGTGTGGTATTGGCTCTGCCCTTGCTGGCCGTGGCGCTGACCTCTTGCTCGTTGACGATCCCCATTCCGAACAAGATGTCATTAACGGAAATTTTGGAGTGTTTGAGAAAGCCTATGAGTGGTTTACCTTCGGGGCACGAACCCGACTTATGCCGGGGGGTAGGGTGGCGATTATCCAAACCCGATGGCATATGGACGACCTCACCGGGCGCGTCACGCGAGACATGGCGCAGAACACCCTATCCGACCAGTACGAGGTCGTAGAGTTCCCCGCCGTATTGGATATTGACGATAGCGACGGTGGCACCACACAGAAGCCGCTATGGCCTGAGTTCTTTGATATGGATGCGCTGCTGCGCACCAAAGCGTCGATGCCGGTTTTCCAATGGAATGCCCAGTATCAACAGCATCCTACCGCAGAAGAAGCGTCTATTGTCAAGCGCGAGTGGTGGCGCACGTGGGAGTCCGAGGACGCCCCCCAATGCGAATACATTATAATGTCTTTGGACGCCGCAGCAGAAAAACACAACCGAGCGGACTACACGGCCCTTACAACATGGGGAGTGTTCTTTAACGAAGAGGAAAACGCACACCACATCGTTCTACTCAACAGTATAAAAGACCGACTAGAGTTCCCAGAACTAAAAGAACTGTCTATGCAGGAATATGCTGATTGGGAGCCTGACTCGTTTATTGTTGAGAAGAAGAGCGCCGGTACAGCCATATACCAAGAAATGCGACGTATGGGACTACCTGTCCAAGAGTATACCCCCCACAGGGGTTCGGGGGACAAGCTAGCCCGCCTAAATTCCGTGGCGGACATAGTAGCTTCCGGTATGGTATGGGTCCCTCAAACCCGTTGGGCGGAAGAGGTTGTAGAGGAGATTGCCGGATTCCCCTTTATGAGCCATGATGACTTGGTAGATTCTACCGTTATGGCCCTTATGCGGTTTAGACAGGGTGGGTTTATTAGGTTACCTTCAGATGAACCTGACCCTATTCGGTTTTTCAAGCAACGCCGGGGCGGCTACTATTAGAGGATAGACCATGGCTATTGAAAAAGGGCTGTACGCAGCACCACTCGGACTTGAAGAA